GGTAGTTCGCGCCACAATTTATTTCTAGTTGCAGAAATGTCACAAGGGGGGATACCTAGCACATGACCTAAAAATTATGTAACATAATTGCAGGAGGTTTTTACATGGCTACGCAAAAAGATGTATACCAGCATTTGGGTATCACCAAAAGCACATTCCTAGGGCTAATCGAAAAAGACGTTATTCCGCACTTCCCGCCTGGCAAGTACGACATCGACGCATGCCGAGAGGCTTACATCTCCAACTTGCGTGAGGTTGCTGCTGGTAGGGCTGCAAACGGGTCGCTCGATCTGGGCGAAGAGCGGGCAAGGTTGGCGAAGGAGCAGGCTGACGCCAAGGAGATGGAGAACGACATCATGCGGGGCGATCTGGTGTATATTGCTGACGTGGCGGACACTGCGGAAAAGCAATTTGCAAAGGTTCGCAGCAAGCTGTTGTCGGTCCCGACGAAGGCCGCTCCGGAGGCCGCAGCTTGCGCAACAGCGAAGGAAGTGCAAATTCTATTAGAGAAACACATCACTGAGGCATTGAATGATTTGGTCGGACTCAATTCGGGAGACGCAGAAGAAGGCGCTGGAGAGACGCCTTCTTGATGCAGCCCGAAAGGCGCTAAAGCCTCCGCCCAAGCTATCTGTGAGCGGCTGGGCAGACCGTTACCGGCAGCTATCTAGCGAGAGTAGCGCAGAGGCGGGCCGCTGGTCTACCAGTCGTGCAGAGTATCAGCGGGGCATGATGGACGCCGTGTCCGATCCTGAGATTGAGAATGTTGTGCTGATGACGGGCGCTCAGATCGGCAAGACCGAGCTTATCAACAATGTTGTTGGGTTTCACATCCACCAAGATCCAGCCCCGATGCTGGTTGTGCAGCCGACATTGGAAATGGCGCAAACGTGGTCCAAGGACCGGCTGTCGCCTGCCTTGCGTGATACGCCCGTGCTGTCTGAGAAGGTCAAGAACCCAAGGGCGAGGGACAGCGGTAACACGACGCTGCACAAGGTCTTTCCGGGCGGCCATGTGACGGCTTGTGGCGCAAATAGCCCATCATCGCTGGCATCGAGGCCGTGTCGTGTGATTTTGTGCGATGAGGTTGATCGCTATCCGCTTTCAGCCGGCAGCGAGGGTGATCCGGTTGGACTGGCCAAGCGCAGGGCTAATACTTTCTGGAACCGCAAGATCATTTTGGTGAGCACCCCCACCGAGAAAGGCGCCAGCCGGATTGAGCAGGCTTACGAGGAAAGCGACAAGCGCAAGTATTTCGTACCCTGTCCTGATTGCGGCGAGCACCAGGTCTTAGCTTGGTCAAATGTACGGTGGGAGACGGACAATCCGTCTTCTGCGGAATACACCTGCGAGCACTGCGGATCTTGTTGGAGTGATGCACGGCGTTTTCAGGCCATTCGGTACGGTGAATGGCGTGCAACTGCCGAGGGCGATGGAAAAACGGCTGGCTTTCACCTTTCTGGCCTTTATTCACCGTGGACACCGCTTGAGGATGCTGCACGGGACTTTCTGGCGTCCAAACGCGACCCAATGCGGCTAAAAACATGGGTAAACACGTTTTTGGGCGAGACCTGGGAGGATCAGGGTGAGCAGATTGACGAATACGACCTGATTGACCGGCGCGAAGACTGGGGCGATCAGCTTCCGGAAGAGGTTTTGCTGCTCACTGCGGGTGTTGACGTGCAGGATGACCGCTTGGAGTACGAGATTGTTGGTTGGGGCCGTGGTGAGGAAAGCTGGTCGATTGATTATCAGGTTCTGTATGGCGACCCGTCTACGGCTGAACTTTGGATGCGCTTAGACACTGCATTGCAGCACACTTACGACCACCCTCTTCATGGCGAGATGACGATCAGGTCGTCTTGCGTTGACTCTGGTGGTCACTACACGCAACAGGTTTACAACTATGCGCGCCAGCGGGCGGGCCGTAGGGTGTTTGCGATTAAGGGTATTGGCGGTGAAGGTAAGCCTGTTGTGGGCAGGCCGACTAAGAACAACATCGGCAAAATCAACCTGTTCCCTGTCGGAGCCGACACAGCCAAGGAGCTTGTCTATTCTAGGCTTAAAATGATGACTGCTGGCGAGGGTTACTGCCATTTCCCTACAGATCGGAATGAGGAATACTTCCGGATGCTGACAGCGGAGAAGAAGGTCACTAAATACTTCAAGGGTCGGCCAAGGCGGGAGTGGGTGAAGGTTAGAACGCGGAACGAGGCGCTTGACTGCCGTGTCTACGCGACTGCTGCACTTGCCATTCTGAACCTAAATATAGAGGCCGTTTACAAAAGGGCACAAAATAGAGTATCATCGCCTGAGAAGGCGGTCCCCAATCGGAGGCCGTCCGTTCCGCGCAGAAATTCCTTTGTCCACGGGTATAAATAATGGCAAATCTTTTCGATGCTAACAATGCCCCCGAAGGAGAGCCTCTGGAGGTTGTTGTTGGCGACTTCCTGCAATGGAAGCGATCTGACTTTGTGGCGGACTATCCGTCCTCTGCCTATTCTGCTGAATATGTTGCTCGCATCACCGGCGGCGGTTCCAACGAGATTAAGCTGGCTGGTGTCGGATCGGCTGATTACTATCTGTTTACCGTAGACAGCGACACGTCGGCTGACTTTGAGCCGGGTTATTATCATTGGCAGCTTGAGATTACGCAAACATCATCCGGCAATCGCATTATTGTCGATCAGGGTGACTTTACGGCGATCCCTGATCTAGATGACAATCAAGCTGATCCGCGTATCCATGCGGAGAAGATGATTACTAAGATTGAGACGATCCTTGAGGGCAAAGCTGACAGCGACGTTTCCAACTATTCTATTGCGGGTCGGTCTATCTCTAAGATGTCGTTTGATGAGCTTTTGGCGGCGCGTGACCTGTATCGCCGGGAGTTGGTTGAGCATGAGCGCAAAGCGTTGCTGAAGCGCGGCAAATCTAACGGCGCTACGATAAAAGTGAGATTTTGATGGGCATTTTTGACGTATTCAGCCGCAAAAAAGTGCCTTCGGGTAAACGGAGCTACGCAGCCGCCAACAAGGGGCGGCTTTTTGCGGATTTTGTTGGTAGCAACCGTAGTGCAGACAGCGAAATCCGTTGGGCGCTAAATGATTTGCGCAATCGGTCCCGCGACCTTGAGCGTAACAACGAATACTTCCGTCGCTATTTGCAGTTACTGCGCACTAATGTTGTTGGCGAGAGCGGGTTTCGATTGCAGGTTAAGGCGGTCAACCCTGACAATACGCCAGATACAGGTGGTAACCGTATTATTGAGGATGCTTGGGCCGAGTTTTCTCGCATGGGTGGGCCTGTAGCCAGCGGCAAGATGAGTCTTATTGATTTGAGCAATCACGTCATTTCGGGCATGGCCCGTGATGGTGAGGTCTTCTTGCGTATAGTCCGTGATAATTCGCTCCGTCACGGTATTGGCGTTCAGATCATTGAGCCTGATCGCGTTGATGAAGAGATGAACGAGCGTTACCGTAATGGCAACGACGTTCGCATGGGCATTGAGCTTAATGAGTTCCGCACGCCTGTTGCTTATCACATCTTGCTTAATCACCCCGGCGATTACGATTACACGACCTTAGCTAAGGGGACTAAGCGGGTTCGTATTCCTGCGGCTGAGATTATGCACATCTATCGTCAAGAGCGTGCAGATCAGACTCGTGGCGTGCCTTGGTCTACGGCGGCGATCTCTGCGTTGAAAATGCTGCACGGCTACCGTGAGGCTGAGTTGGTCGCTGCGCGTACAGGCGCCGCCAAGATGGGCTTCTTTACGTCTCCGACCGGCGATGGCTTTAGCGGTGACGCTTATGAGGACAATACAACGCCTATTTACGATGCAGAGGCTGGTACGTTCCACCAGCTTCCTGCTGGTGTAGACTTCAAGCCGTTTGACCCGACGCACCCGACATCAGCGTTTGCCGACTTTGAGAAGTCAATCCTGCGTGGCATCGCTGGCGGCTTGGGTGTTAGCTATACTTCGTTAGCTAATGACCTTGAGGGGACCAGCTATTCGTCAATCCGTCAGGGTGCGCTGGAAGAGCGTGACTTCTACCGCACCTTGCACCGGTTTATGATCGACCACTTCCTTGATCCACTCTATCGGCGCTGGTTATCGCATGTGACTGAGTTTGCGCTTATTCCTATTTTCGGTCAGGGTAAGTACGAGAAGTTCAGCAGCACCTTCACGTTCCGCCCTCGTGGTTTCCAGTGGGTTGATCCGCTGAAGGAAATCAACGCTGCGGTTGTCGGCCTGCAGAACGGCATACTTAGCCACAGCGACATTGCTGCGAACTATGGTCGAGATGCGAATGATACGTTCCAGCAGATTCAGCGTGACAGCGAAGATGCTGCTCGCTTCGGCTTAGACATGGCTTACCAGCCGTTTGGCGACAAGCAGCCTGTTCCTGCGGAGGTCCAAGATGGCGACGTATAAGCCAACCAAGGGCATGAAAGAAGCCGCAAGCCGTGCACTTGAGTGGCGTCGAGAGTATGGCCGTGGCGGCACTGATGTTGGCGTTGCGCGTGCGCGTGACATTTCCAACGGCAAGGACTTGTCTGAATCCACTGTGAAGCGGATGCACTCATTCTTCAGCCGCCATTCAAACAACAAGGCGAAGCATTACTCAGCCAAAGAGAATGATGGTGGTCCGACTGCATGGCGGATCGCTTGGGATTTATGGGGCGGGAATGCGGGCGCTTCTTGGAGTAGCCAGATTGCAGATCGACTAGATGATGAGCGGTCTTTGCAGGACGATACTAAATCTGGTATGGTTGACGCTGAAAGTGAGGTCGGTGATATGACTGAAGAATTACGAGCAGAGCCAGATGGCTTGAGCGTAGGTGACTACGTTGAATGGAATAGTTCTGGTGGTCAGGCATATGGCCGTGTTGAGCGCATAGAACGCGATGGTCAGATCAATGTCCCTGACGCTGACGTTACGGTCAATGGTGACGCTGACGATCCGGCTGCGCTTATCGAAGTCTACCGCGAAGTCGACGAAGGCTACGAAGCCTCCGGCGTGATGGTTGGGCATCGCTTTAGCACGCTGACCAAGGTGCAAGAGCGTGGCTACAAGGAAGAGAAAGACCGCTTCAACCGTGAGGACATGAAGACTCGCTCTATGGACGCGGAGGCTGATGTCATTGACGCAGATCGCCGCTCTGTTCGAATTGCTATTTCCAGTGAGGCTCCGGTTGGCCGCAGCTTCGGTGATGAAATTCTGGACCATTCTGAGTCGTCCATTGACCTAGAGTTTGCACGCTCTGGTCGGATGCCTTTGCTTTTGGACCACGATCCCCGCCAGCAGATTGGCGTTGTGGAAGATGTTAGCCTTGATAGTACGAACCGCGTGTTGCGGGGGAACGTCCGTTTTGGAAAGAACGGACTAGCTAAAGAGGTTTTCGACGATGTGATGGACGGTATCCGTTCTAACATCAGTGTTGGCTATGCAGTCAACAAAATGGACCGTGAGGGCAAGGAAAGCTACCGTGTTTCCTCTTGGTCACCAATGGAAGTTTCTGTTGTATCCATTCCAGCCGACCGGACAGTCGGGGTGGGGCGGAGCGCAGATGACGACCTTCAGACCCGTAAACCTGCAACACCTCAAAAGGAGGATGCGACCATGACTGATGAAAATCAGATCGACATGGAAGCGGTGAAGGCCGAAGCTGCCCGTTCCGCTACCAAAGATACTGCCGAGATGTACCGTCTCGCAGCAAACCACAACAAGCGTGACCTTGCTGACAAAGCTA